GTCTTGACTTGTTTCTTGATCCGACGCTTCTTGAATCGTGGTTTGCCGTTCTAAATTTTCTTTTTTCATGGTCTGTTTCTCCTAAAATTTAAAAGTTGAAGCGGGCGAAATGCCCGCCGTTGGTGTTTATAGCTTGTCCGCTATATTGTTTAAGAAGTATTCCGCATCCGACTTGCTAGTAATATCTCCATCTATTTTGATCTGGGTTGCGTTTCCAGATTCAATAGCTGGAAGCCGATCGGTTGATCTACCCATTCCTAAGCTAACATTTTTTGTGGGATGGGCGAGTCTGGCTTTCCACATATATATTCTATAAAAACCAGATAGTCCCAAAGTTACCGCTAGATTGGACAAGTCCAGATAAGCTTCAAAAGGTTTGACTTTAACGGTGCAAATTTGCCCACCGCCATTTCTTGTAAAACAATCCGCTACGTTACAAAATGCGATTATTTCAACGGCATGTCCAGCTTTAGAAATTGACTCCGCAAGCGCCAAACATGCAACCGCTCTCCATAACATTTCCTCACAATCCACATAACAATTTCCGCCGATCTGACAACAAAGTTGATAACGTTTGGGACCCGTGCCGAGTCGCCGTTTCTTGGAAGTCCAAGCCGTTGAAAATTGCCCACGGTTAATTTGGTGTGGATCGCAAAAGTCTCCAATATCACCGCGCACCAATTTTCTTTGAATTGATTCCAAAGTCGGAAGAGAAATCTGCCCGCTCATTTCCTCAACTTTTTCTGCGCCTACTAACCATCCATCTCTGACAATATCCTTAGCTTCTTGACGGGTAGTATCCCCAAGTCCGTACCACCCTGATACGCCATGAGATCGATTTTCTTGGCTTTCCCATGTATCTTTGTTTCTATCTGTTATTGGATCTGGCATGTTATAAACTTCTTGAACCGAGTCAAAATCTATCCTATCGTTATCTTGGTAATTCACGCCGCCACCACCTTTCTTTTCTCATCCGCTGACCATGTGCAGAAATAGTTGGATTCAACTTTAGACATTGTCCAATTTTGTTTTTTCATTAAATTGGCATAGCCTTTTAATTGGCGAGTTGAAAGAGGTCTGGCTATTTTATACTCGGATATTTTCTTTCGGATTTGTTCTGCCCAATCGTGAAGCTCCGAAACTCCCTGTATTAATTCTCTTTCAAGTGCCGAATCATAGTCCATCAGAACAAAAAAGAAGCGATTTAATGTCGCTTGGTCGAGTTGATTCCGCCCAGAATATTGCATATTTGCGCCTGTCCCGTTCGTATTCATAGCGGCCAAAACAATAACATTCTCCCCTCTTTTAACCTCTGGTTCCTCATGTCGCATTGGCAAAAACATATATCCGTTGGCTAACATTTGATTTGCGATTAAAAGCGTATTCGGATCGCCAGCGTCCATTTCGTCAATTAAAATTAAAGAATTGCCATCTTGCCATGCTTTCAAAACTACCGAGTCCACATGCAAGAATTTTCCAGAAGCGCCGATCGGCAATAACCAGCCAGTCAAATTCCCCTCCGAAACTCCCGCCGTTATTGAAACAGATACATAATTCATTTCCAAACTTTCGGCAACTTGCTTTGCCAGAAAAGTTTTCCCGCAACCCGCTGGACCGACCATACAAACGTTTACGTCTTCCGTGGTTGCCATTTCCACAACTTGCTTAAAATACTTGCTGGTGACTTTCGGCATTTCTTTTATCACCGTTCCAGATTTATCGACCAAAACTTTTTGAACGGGTCGCCCGTCAATCGCTTTCTCGACCGCTTGTTTTACAATTTGATCTACTTGCTCATGGTTTACGGCTTTCTCTTGAACACGTCGGACGATTTCGTCAATAAAGCCGTCATTAAAAATATCCGAGCCGTTGCTTTGGTCAGTTATGTTCGGAGGAGTTGAAACAGTTTTTTCTTTTTCCTCTTTCAATTCTTTATTGCGCCGATCCCTAACTTGATCGGCTGTTTCATATTGTGAAACGTCAATAGCTAGAATGGCCGCCATCTCCGCTTCATAATGTTTGATCAAATACTCAATCAATTTCTTTTTTGGATTTTCACCTTTCCAAACTCGGTTTGCGTTTGGAAGCTTGTGCCCGTACTGCCGGCAAATTTCTTTTCCCGCGTTGACAACCGCGATCTGTTTCCATCTCTCCGATCTGATTTTCATTTCAATCTTTTTCGATAACGCTAGTGGCATGGTCTGTTTCTCCTATTAAAGTTATTAAAAATTTAAGCAACTACCATTTTAGACTTTTATTAAACAAAGTCAAACTTTATTTAACCTTTTTTTTCTTTTTTTTTAATTAGCATTTTTTATGCTTCCGTTCCTTATTAATACAGTTTTAAACTTTCTCATAATTAGTCTTTAAATTCAATAACTTACAAGCATGGCGAATTATCGTTAAATTCTAGCGTTTTTTTAACTCCCCAAAGCTTCCCACGCCCGCCGTTAAATTTCGTTTAATTTCAAGTCTGGGGCTGGCTGTCGGTATTTTGAAAGTGTTGGGACAAGTCAAATCGCTTGAGGTATTTACTCGACCGTGAGAAGTATTCTAGCTTGTGTTATTGATTCCGTCGGTTAACAACACGACCGAACGGCATTGCCATTGAACATGTTAGAAAGCTTGCCAGTTTGAGGTATGTTCAAAATGAGTGGAGATGGTTTTGCTTGATCGGTTGTCGGCATTTTCACACCGATCGGCTTCGGTTTGTAAGATCGCTTGGTCTAATTATCATACGAATAATTAGCATTGGCCAGCGGTGGAAAAAGATAAAAAGAATTCTTTTTTCCGTCATTCCGTCAAGAATTCCAACTTCCCTCATCCGCCTCGGGGCGCCAGTGTGGGCGAGCAACAGCATCCTCAGACGCTCTCTGTTGAGGGGGGAAAAATTAAAATAAAAAAAAAGAATCCTAATGTTCTTATTTCTCACAACGATATTGTTATATCTTCCGACCCCGTTGTTGGTAGATGCGCTATTTATTTTTTAATAAAAAATAAAAAAGTAGTCTATGTAGGCAAGAGTAGAAACGTCATAGGGCGAATTGGGAAGCATATATTAGACGGTTTAAAAGATTTTAATGCTTGTGCATACATTGAGATTACAAGCGAATTTAAGAAGGATATGGGCTTTTTAGAATACACATATATAAAAAAATTTAGACCAAAATATAACAATCAATATAAAGATTCTAAGCCCAATAAATGGAGTCAAAAGTACTACGACAGAGAAAAAAGTGACCAAAAGGATAAAGCTGACGAATAATTTTTACGAAGATGAATTTATTTGTAAGTGTGGTTGCGGTGCGAAAGAAATTGATAAAGAATTATTAATAAATTTGCAGTTGGCAAGAGATGAATTAGGGGTACCGATGCAAGTAACGTCAGGATTAAGGTGTAAAAATTGGAATTCTAAAGTCGGTGGATCTGATCATTCAGCGCATTTGTCTGGGAAAGCAGTAGATATAGCGACAAACAGTAGTAGATCAAGATACAACTTGGTTCGCATTATGCTGAAATTTTTTAAAAGAATAGGAATTGCCAAGTCTTTTATTCATGTTGACGTTGACTACATGAAAACTAACCCTGTTATTTGGACTTACTAATTATGGATCAATACGACAAACATATTTCTAATCAGCAACAGGTATTAATGAATCAAGAGGCTATGCGAAGAAATGCGTTGCAGATGGCATTACAAAGACAGGCACAGCAAGCTCGACAGCCACAGTCTGATCAGGATATGTCTGCAATAGGCAAGTTAATCGGAGCTTTAGGTAATGATGATTTCAAAAGAAGCGTTCACAGATTCGATACGGCTCCGATATTTGAACTATTGGGGATGGGAAACCCAAGAGAGGCTCTTCCGGATTGGCTTTTTATAAATCGAGATTCGCTTCCGACTGAATCTAGATCAAACAAAAGCCCACTTGAAATTCTAAGAGAGCGATTTACACGACAAGCTCCGCCTCAACCTTTACCTCAACCTTTAGAGAATGAAGGTTTAGCTGAAATCATGCGACAAAGCGCAACTCAAAGATTAAGAGAAGCAACGCCAGAAGATAGACGAATGATATTGGAAAGAACAGAAGGAGCTGGAAGTTTGCTTGATACGCTCCCAAGAAATGAACCTTTGCCTTATGGGATGAGTTACCCAGTTCAAAGATGAGGAAAAACATGAAGAAAAGAAAAGTAGTTAAAAAGCCTAAAAAAATTAAAATTAAAAAACCAAGTATAGGAGGTTATTAATGGAGGATGTAATGGAAGCTTTAAAAGGAAAAAAAACTTATTTAGTTGCTATGGTCGCAATTGGTGGTCTTTTTTGTGAAATGATGGGATGGGCAGTAATGCCGAAGTATTTTTATGAAATGCTTGGCTTTAGTGGCATGGCATCTATTCGTGCAGGGATGAAAAATAAGAAATAAGCATTATGACTTTAGCAACCATACTTGCAATCATAGTGATTTTAGTAATGGTGGGTGCTTATTTAGTTCGCACGGGGAAAAAGATAGCGAAAGCTGACCAAGCGGATGAGGTTTATGAAGATATTTCCGAAATTCATAAAATGTCAAAAGAAGAATCTAAAAAAGCTGACGAAATCATTAAGAATGGTTCTGATTCTTCCAGTAATTCTTCTATCGCTAAATCTTTTCCTCGGGTGCGGAACCCTTTTATCAAGCGGGAATAATGTATTCCCAGTTCATCAAAGACCTGACTCGCCTGATATTAGTTGGAACGAAAAAGATGGATATTTATCTTTATCGATAGAAGATTATGCAAAGCTACGAACTTGGTCGATCAAAATGGATAGTCTTGTTACGATTTACGAGAAACAGATCAAGATTATCAATGGAAAATGAGCGAGTACAGGTATTCGGGGAGAAATACCTACGGCAAAGATATTCCCCGACTACTAAAAGTTGAAAAATTAAAAGAAAAGCCTTCTAAAACTATATTTGAGTGTCGCATTTACGACAAGAACGGAAAGTTAAAAAAAGTTATCAAAGAGAGGGAAATTATAGAAAAAGGAATCAAAAAAATTGTCAAAACAAGAAAATAAGGGCATGGCTAGGTTGAAATACTTAGTTTTCACAATACTTCTAATAGCGCCGTTTGCACCTCATTTTTCTTTGGCAGTCCCAAAAGAACCTAATATTGAATTTTTAACTGCATGGGAACCGCTACCTGACAGAACAATGATTCTAAGATTTGGAGATCATTATTATAGACATCATATTTTAGAATCATCTCCAAGAAAGGACTGTAATGAGATTTCTTTCCCAGAAAGGAAAGAATTAAAACTACTAATGCTGGAAGGTAGTCACGCATGGGAGTATCTAGTGTCTCTCAAGCCTGTTTTTTATAGCAATAACGGAAAAGATTGGATATTCATTGATGAATAAGAAAGATTTTAATTATTTGTGGTGGAGGTATTATCTAACTTACAAATATGAAATCTTGTCTGGCTTAGGAAATAACTAATGGCTTTATCTTTAAAAAAACAGAAATTTTTAGACAAATGTATCGAACCTTTGAACGTAAAGATGCGAAGGGTCTTAGAGCAAATGGGGGGCGATGAACTCATAAGAAACTACATTAAAGAGCATCCATCAAAAGCCTTTTCTACTTTAGCAAGTTTAGAACCTAAGAATGTAAATGTTAAACAGGAACATAGAATTAATTTTGTAAAGATTCCTCAAAAAGCTGGAATTCCTGAAAACATCAAAACGGAAAACATTATTGATGTTACACCAATCGCTTGATGAAGTTGCTCTTGAGATTGTAGAAGATTGGCTGTTAGAGGTTTATGAAAAAGAAGAAGTAATTGAGCCGATTTATTTATATATGAAAAAAAATAATGCTCAAAGTTTGTATGGAACGAAAGATTTATCATCTAATTTTGTTGTTACAGAGTACAAAAACGAGATGATTAAGTTAGTGAGAAAGGAACCAATGTTTGCTCACTAAAGAACAAAGAGAAACTGGTGAGTGTTTGTGGTCACCAACAGAAAAACAGCAAGAGTTTTTATCAAGTTCTTTTGATGAAGTTTTATATGGTGGCTCGGCAGGCGGTGGTAAGAGTGATGCGCTTCTAATAGATGCGTTAGGTTTACAGCAAAACGCATTACGTTGGAATCGTTATAAAGCAATTTTGTTTCGCAAAACTTTTCCAGAGTTAGGCGAATTAGTTGATAGATCGAAGGCAATATACCCGCTGATATTTCCGGGTGCGACCTACAGTATGGCTGAACATGAATGGAGATTCCCTTCTGGGGCAAAAATTCTTTTCGGCTATATGGATAAGGATGAGGATAGATACAAACATCAGGGAAGCGAGTATCAATGGGTAGGATGGGACGAATTAACTCATTGGGCTACGCCTGTTTGTTACAAGTATCTACAGTCGAGAACAAGAAGTACGAACCCTAATATAAAGGTTTTTACAAGAGCGACAACCAATCCAGGCGGTCGTGGACATGCTTGGGTTAAGTCATACTGGCAAATTCCTAATAGCGGTAAAGGAACGGAATATTGCCATACAGAAAAAATAAGCGGGCATGAGGCAAAGTCTTATAGACAGTTTATTCCCGCAAAGTTAGACGATAATCCTTTTCTAAGCGAGAGTGGTTATCGAGAAATGCTTTTAAAACTTCCAGAGAAAGACAGGAAAAAACTTCTCGAAGGAAGATGGGACGTAACAGAAGGGCAATTTTTTACGAATTGGGATCCGAATGTTCATATTGTTGAACCTTTTGAAGTTCCCCCAGATTGGCCGAGATGGAGAGCTATGGACTGGGGAAAAACAAGACCGTTCAGCGTGGGTTGGTACACAATGGATCCTGATCATGTAATTTATCGATACAAAGAACTTTATGGTTGGGGCGGAGATCCAAACGTAGGAACAGGCGAATCCCCAAAACAAGTATCTAGAAGAATTATAGAAATGGAAAAACATGAAAGAGCTAAAGGAATTCAGTTCAGATCGAATCCTGCTGATCCTTCATGTTGGTATCATCGTGGCGAAGGCATAAGCATACAAGAGTTGTTTAGAGATAACGGTATTCTATGGGATCCCGCAAAAGGTGGAGCGGGCAGTCGAGAAAATGGTTGGAATGTCTGCAATCAAAGACTAGAGCAAAAAACTTTTAAAGTTTTTGCTCAATGCAAACATTTTATAAGAACAATTCCTAATATGCAGATTGATGAATCACGACCAGAAGATATTGAAACGAAGTTTCAAGAGGATCATGTTGCGGATGAATGGCGTTACAGTATGGTTTCAAGACATAGATTTGAAAGAACTGAAGCCAGAGTCGTTAAACCGCCTTACATGAGCTTTGATTATCTAACAGGTTTAGACCCTGTTAGGAAAAAGAAATCAAAATATAGATTTTGATTGTTTTATTAATTTTAGGAGATTTATAGAATGCTAAGAATGAATACTGTAGTATCAGCACAAGCAACAACCGCAACTGGTACGGCCGTTGAACAATCAACGAGTCCTTATCTTCCGGGAACAACTGTAGTAACAATGATTCAGCCAGCAGGGTTTAGTGGAACAGCAATCATTCAGGGTTCAGATGATAATTCCACTTGGAGTACCCTACACACATCTGGTACTTTGTCAACGGGTAGTGAAATCCAGTATAAAGAAGTTACGCTTCCTAAGTATGTGCGTCATAATACCACACGTTCTGCTGGTAGTGTATCAATGTATATTCTTAATGCTGGGTAAAGCATGGCAGATATTGAACAAGAAGTCATAGGAAATCTAAGGCGAAGTGGCTTTAAAAACCCTCAAGATTCGGACACGAAAGAGAAAGAACCGACTGAGGGTATAAAGCTACTCGCCCAGAAATGGCAGAGTCGCATTGATCTAGCTAAACAAAGCATGGATAGCGGTGACTTTGAAGATTCCGTTAAGGTTGATCGTCAGTATGTTCGTGGTGAAAACGAAGATGATGGTTCTGGCGAGCTTGTTCGTGCCAATTTAATTCATGCACACATAAGAAAAACCGTTAATCAGATTTACGCACGAAACCCGAAGTTTTCAATTCGGCCAACGGAAACGATAAGTCAAGTTGGCGTGAAGAAAATGCGACTCTTCGGGAAAACTGCTGAGATCGTCTTGAATCGAGTTTTTGATGATGCCGACTTGAAGCGCAGAGCGAAGGCTTGCTTACGTTCTGCAAAAACAACAGGCATAGGATGGGCTAAGGTCTATTATCAAACTGACATAGAACCCAATCCCATTATTAGAAATAAGATTCTAGATTCCAACACTCAGTTGGAACAACTAGAGTATTTAAAAAAGCAATCGAATGATCCGAGCGAAATCGCTGGGAAAGAAAGAGCTATTTTAGAACTCAAGCAGTTTCGATCTCAGTTAGAAAAAGAAGAACATATCGTGGTTAGTGAGGGTCTGATTATAGATGTTGTTGACCCGACAAACATGGTTCTTGATTTATCAACTGTTCAGAACTTTGATGATTATTTACAAATACCTTTCTTGGCTGAAAGAATAGTTATGTCCGTTGCAGAAGCTAAAAAGCGTTGGGGCAAACTTCCAGTTGGCACGAAAGAGTTTAAATTGAAATCGTCAGATGCAGTTGATTTTAAGAAAGAGCAAATAGATGAACATGCGACATTGGTTCATATATGGGAAATTCACGATAAAGAAAATCGTTTAATTCATTATATGGCTGATGGTGGAGTTGATTTTTTGCAACCACCACTTGAACCAAAATTTGTGAGCGAACAATGGTACCCTTATGTTCCTCTTGCATTAAATCTAGTTGATGGTCAATTCTTGCCTATGTCTGATGTTTTCCTCTTGCGTGAATTGCAAGACGAACATAATTCAGCGAGAACAAGATTTGCTCATCATAGAGACATCTCTATACCTCATTGGGTGTCTCGTAGAGGTGATGTTTCGGACATGGATGCGAAAGCGTTGGAAAAAGCTCTTCCGGGCGAGAATGTCAGAATAGATGGTCCCGCTGGGCAACCAATTCGAAATTCGATTGATGTGTTTAGTCCTCCGCCTATTGATCCGTCAGTTTACACAACAGATCATACGGAGAGAGATTTTGAACGTGTAATAGGTGGTGGGGAAGTAACGCAACCTAAAAGCAATCGGTCAAGAACTCTTGGCGAAGCACAAATGCTTGGGCAAGAACAACAAGCTCAATCGGCAGCCGACACGGATGAGATAGAAGATTGGTTTGAAAAAATAGCAAAACATACTCTTGAGTTGTTGCTACAAGCATTAACTCCTGAGCAAGTTGCGGAAATGGCGGGTCCTTTAGCGGAGTCTGAGATTGATCAACAAACAGGACAACCTACAGGCGAATTGCGAGATGGTGCCGTCTGGCCACAGCTTATGAAAGAGCAAATATTTAATATTCTCACCATAAATATTCAAGCTGGATCGTCAGGGAAACCAAATAAAGAAAAAGAAACACAGACTTGGGTTCAATTTCTTTTGCCAAAACTTTCAGAAGCAATACAAGCAATATCAGCATTGAGGGAACAGGGTCAAGATGATTTAGCAGAAGCTATGATCGTTGTTTCACAAGAAACATTAAGACGATTAGATGAGAGATTTGACGTTCACGAATTTCTACCAAAAGCGAAAGATAAGACTCAGCCCGACCCTCAAAAACAACAGCAAATGCAACAACAGATGGAAATGCAACAAATCCAACTTGAGAAAATGCGGGCTGACGTTGAGGAAACAAAATCTAAAGCACAGAAGAATTATGCTCAAGCTGAAAAAGCGGCGACAGATGCCGAAGATAATGATGCAGATGTGGCTATGAAAAAATTTAAAACACAGACTGATTTGGCAGTTAAGCAAAAACAGTTGGAGCAAATGGAACAACAGATTCAAGTGCAAAGAGAAGCTAATCAGATGAATCGAATAAGCACAAAAGAAGCAAATGAAGTGCAAAGAGAAGCTAATCAGATGAATCGAATTAGTCAAAGAGAATCAAATATGAAATCTTAATAACATAGATCGGGAGAAACTATGTCGAAAGAAAATGTCGTACCTGATTCGACACAGGATGAAACACCAGAAGTAGAAACAAATAAAGAAGTTGAAAGCGTACAAGAGGACTCGCAAACCTCAGTTGACGAAAGCTCGGAATCGTCACCCGAGAACACAGAGACAGTTGTTGATGCGGTTCAAAAAGCTCTTTCAGAAGATGAAGAACCTGAGCCTTCCCCTGTTAAGGATGAGTCGAAAGACGAAATCGAGACAAAGGCGGAAGAAACTCAACAATCAGAGGTAAAGGATGAAGTCAAACCAGAAACGGAGACTACGCCAGAACCAACAGATAATGAAGAATCTGAGCTTTACAGAGAGCCAGAAAATTTACAACCAAAAGCATCACAGCGTTTTCAAGATTTGGTTGCAGATAATAAGGCAAAAGCTGAGGAACTTTCCAAAGCGACTGATGCAGTTAGTCAAATTCAAAAAACGGTAAGCAATAGTGGACTTACTCCTAATGAATTTGCAACGCTTCTCGATTACGGGAAATTAGCAACTTCTGAGTCTCGTTCTGATAAAGAACATGCTTTAGAATTTGCAAAGAATGAAGTCGCTCGATTATCTAAAGAAATGGGTGTTGAGGCAGAGGGTGTTGATCTTTTAGATGAGTTTTCCGATCTACAACAACAAGTCGATAATTATGAGTTGTCGAGAGATCACGCTATAGAACTTGCTAATAGCAGAAGGCTTCAAAATAAAAGAGAGTCTGAGCAACAAGCAATTCAACAACAGAATCAAGAGCGACAACAAAGCTCAGATGAGATTTCAAAGGCGGCCGCAGAAATTGAAAGTTTCATGGCAAGCCAGAAGAAAATGGATATTGATTTTGATGCTAAAGAGAAATATCTTTTGGATCAAGTTGACTATATTCAAAAGAATTATCAACCTCATCAATGGGCGGGAGTTGTTTCACAATTATATTCTGCTGTAGGTTCTATGGCGTCAAATCAAACGCAACAAGTTAAAAAATCCGCACAAGCTCCATTGTCGTCAAGCGGTGTTACTGCTGGACCATCAAATTCAGCAAGCATGGCAGATGCAATTATGGCGGAGTTAAGCGGTTAAACGTTAATAACTGGAGGGTGACATGCCTTTTACAACTGAGGAATTATCTATTGCTGGTAAAACAGCATTAGATTATTACCTTAAAAACAAGCCAGTTGATCAAATTTCCCAAGAAAGAGTTTGGTATAAAAAACTCCAACAGGGAAAAGGATCAATGCCGGGCGGTAAGCAAAACGCTGTAGTTCAGCTTCGCTATCGCTATCAAAATAATTTTTCGTTCTTCAACGGGCGAAAAGTAGTTACTTACAACAGTCGTTCAACAGTCGAGCAAGCTACATTTCCGTGGCGAGCGGCGCATGACGGCTTTACTCTTGACGAAGATCGCTTGATCCAAAATGGTATTAGCGTTACCGATAATAACAAAAAGGGTCGTGTTCATAGTCAAGCTGAGGTTATTCAATTAACTAATCTTCTCAATGAGCAAATCGAAGTTTTAGATTTAGGTTGGGAAGAGCAGATGGATCAGTTCTTGTTGAAAGATGGTTCTGGTTCTACTGACGATATTGAGGGTCTTGATTTCTTGGTTGCTGTTGATCCTACAACTGGAACGGTTGGAGGTATTGATCGATCTGTTGCGGCCAACTCTTGGTGGAGAAATCAGTATGTTACTGGTTTAACCACAGCCACAACCACGGGGACTATCATAGATAATATGGAAACCCAATGGCGTAACTGCACCAGAAATGGTGGTCGCCCTAATTATATTATGGCCGGCACCGATTTCATTGATGGTTACAGAAATTTTCTACTGAAAACGTATGGAACTATCAATATTAATAATGGTGGGCAGTTCAACGCAGAAGGTGGCACGGATCGCATAAATTTCAAAGGTGTTCCTATTATTTGGAATCCGACCTTTGATGATTTGGGCGGAACGTGGGCTAAACGTTGCTATTTCATTAATAGCAATTTTATGCAACTCAAAGAGATCGAAGGACAGGGCAAAATTAGTCGTAAACCGCCCCGCCCTTACGACAGATACGAACACATGTGGGGTGTAACCTCAAGATTTGCTCTTTGTATGACTAGAGCAAATTGTCATGCTGTTTTAGTATTGGCATAAAAACCAACCGATTAGCCTAGCTAATCGTTATTCTCCCTCTGCCGAAAGCCCTTTTTTGAGGTTTCTCGGTAGCTCTTGTGATCCGAGAGCGTGGATCGCTGAGATAGGTGGAGGGGGTATTTTGATGATTTTTTGAGTTTTTTGAAAATTTTGACTCTCTGAGAAGCCGTATAAAGAGAGATTATGACTAAAGGCATACTCTGATATGCTCTATTTCGGGAGAAATTAGTTGTGAAAGTAAAACAATGTGATGTAACGATTTTTAAAAGTATTGAAGTAACTATATCAAAAACTATTTATGAACATGAGATTCCTATTCTTGAATCTGTTTTTGGTGATGGGACTATAGCAATTTATACGAAATATGAATGGCATACTCCTGAAGGGAAAAAGTACCAAGTAAGAAATGATGATCCTGTTGTATATGAAGTTGAAGAAATTGATTACGAAGATGAATACAACAGATTACAAAATGCCTATGGAATAAGAGAAGGCTCTGACAATGTTTCTAATGTTGAATATATCTATGGTCGTTTTGATGAAAGAAAATTAGAGAAAGAAAACAATCAAAGATACTCAGGAAAAGCTATTACTAGATCGGAGCCTGAGTTAGAAGATTTAAAAGAGTCTGATGATATGGATTACGAGTCAATGACAAAACGAGAACTAAAAGAAATTTTAGACGAGTTAAGCGTTGATTATGATCCAGCATCCAAAAAATCTGCACTAATTGAAATGCTTGAAAAAACAGATAAAGGTGAATTGGAGCCCGCTAACTAATGGCATTACCTACTAAGAGAAATTTAGGGTCTTTACGTCAAGAGTTGAGAGATAGACTTGGTTTCGCTTCTTTTGGATCGCAAGCGGGGAGCAACTTAGCTATTCTTGATTCTTTTCTAAGGCAAGCACAGGAACAACTCTATTGGGAGTATATTCCAAGAGAGCATATTGGAACAACAGAAATACAAACTAATGATGGTCAAATAAATTACGACTGGCCAGATAATTGTAATCCTGATCGTTTAATTATGGTTACCGCTAGAGACTCTACAACATCAACTCCGAGTAGGTGGAAATTAACTGAGGGTATCGAATATTACCATGACGATCATTCTACTCCGAAATCACAACCAACGAGATATGAGCGTAGAGATCAAATAGAAATTTGGCCTAAGCCAGACGGCAATCAATACTATATTGATCTTGAATATGTCAAAAGATTAAATCCTTTTAGTGCTGATTCCGACAAAGTTACGCTAGACGCCGAATTAGTTTTGATACTTGCCTTAACAAATGCTAAAGCTCACTATAGACATGAAGATGCCCAGATTTATAGTCAGCAATTTACAAGACTACTTGAAAAAATAAAAGGCGGAACGTTAGGCGAAAAAAGATATGTCAGAGGTGGAAGAAACAGATCAAATCAGTTTGAACATTACTTTGATCATCACATGAAACATTATCATACGAGTGATATTTAATGCCAGTAGTTACCTATAGTGATTTTAGTATTGGGAAAGATTTGCGAAAAGGTGCGTCAGTAGCAGATGCAAATAGACTTCGTGAATTAAAAAACGGGTATGTCACAACTGGTAAAGCTATTAAGAAGCGGCCGGGAACTGAGAAAATTGCTGAATTAGAAACTGGAACTAGCGGAATTTTCGCGGCTGGCGGAGTCTTAAATACTTTTACCACAGATGGTTCGATAACACATGCTAACGTTGTAAGACCAATAAAATATAGGCCCGCAGATAGTTCAGCCTTAAATGATGCAACAGGTTCAGGAACTTATTCTGGTTCTGAAAAAACAAAATTTATAATAGAAATAGACTCAACTGGGACTCCTGATACTTTCAAGTGGCAAAAAGAGAATGGTACTTTGACCGCAGGAGTTTCTATCACTGGATCAGCACAAACTTTAAGTGATGGTATTCAGATAGCATTTAACGCAACAACAGGACATACACTAGAGGATAAATGGGAAATAGAATGTCTCGCAATTAAAGCTAATCAAGTTGTTGGATCAAACGTAAACCCCGCCTCTTTTAGTGGTAGTGGTCTTAACGACATGACATCTGGCGGTGGTTACACAGGCACAGGCACACCTACTTTTACAATAGAGATAGACGGAAAAACAACGGGCAGTATTACAAAATATGAAGCGTTAAACACCTTATCAATTACGGCTATGGGAAATGCCCATACTGGTTCAATTACTGCTATGGCTGATGCTGGAGGTGGGAATACCACAATTACTTCATCTTCGCATGGTCTTTCAAATTCTGACATAGTTACCATTAGTGGAACTTCTAATTATAACGGAATTTATACGATAGCTGGGGTTACGACTAATACGTTTCAGATTGTAAGAACTTTTGTTACTAACGAAGCTACGGGAAGTTGGGCTGGAAATACAACTATCACCTCAGCTTCACATGGTCTTTCAAATGGGAATACAGTCGTTATCTCAGGTACAACAAATTATAACGGTTCTTATACGATTGAAAATGTTGCGACTAACGCTTTTAATATCATAAAAGAATTTACAACAAATGATGCAACTGGAGCATGGGAGTTAAGCCCCAATCCTTTTAGCGGTACAACAACAGTTACGGATGCTTCTCATGGATTAATTAGTGGAAATCAAATAAATATTACAGGAACTTCTAATTATAATGGAACATATACCATTAGTGATGTAACTACCAATACATTCGTAATTCAAAAGTCTTTTGTTGCTGATGATGCAACTGGCACTTGGGAAAAAATACCTAATACTTTTAAGTGGAAAAAGGATTCAGGCTCTTTTACAACTGGAGTTTCTATAACAGGATCGGCGCAGAATTTAACGGAGGGTGTTCAGATTACGTTTGTCTCCAAATACGGACATACGATAACAGACTCTTGGACAGTAGGAATCTCTACCAGCGTTGCTGTCACTCAAGTTCATTTCGCTGACGTTTTTAAGGGGTACATTTATACGAGTGTCGAATATTCTAATGGAACAACACTTCACCATTATCTTGACGGATCTAGCCCAACAAAAATAGTGGATGAGAATTGTCCTAATTCTAAGGGTGTTGTGAAAATGGAAGATAAAATCTGGGCAATCAATGGGGATGTTGTTAGTTTTTCGGCTACTTCTTCTCCAAGAGATTGGACAACCTCACAAGATGCTGGAAATATAGCAGTAGGCTTGAAACAAAAAGGTTCTGATAACGCATTGGCATTAGGTCAGTACAAAGAAAAAAACTTAGTTGTCTTTTTCGCTGATGGTTCTCAGTTGTGGTCTGTTGATCCCGACCCCGCTCAACATGCTTTTACTCAGTCTCTTCCGGGTGTGCATACACGCTATCATAGAAGTATCGCCCTACTCTATCAGGATATGTATATGCTGACTGATTTTGGGTTTAGGTCTATATCTGAATCGGTTTTAACAAACAGTCAAGCGGAAATAGATGTTGGTTCTCCTATTGATAGTGTTGTTCAAAATGATTTACCTCAAACTCCTACTGTTACCCCTAAAGCGAAATTCTCTCCAAGTTTAGGTCAGTATTTATGCGTTATAGGAAAAAAGGTTTATGCTTTCACAATTTCAAAAACTGCCAAGATAACTGCTTGGTCTGAATATTCTTTGCCGTGGAAAGTTGACGATTGGACTTTGCTAGATAGTCAGATTTATTTTAGAACAGGAGATTCTTTATACAGACTAACAGATCAAGTATTCAGAGATTCGTATGAAACTGGAAAAACAATAACAGCTTTTGCAGATGGTGGTTCAGGAGCAACCACTGTTACCTCTACCGCTCATGGCAGAGCCAATGATGATGAAGTTATTATTTCGGGAACTACTAATTACAATGGGACATACACCATCTCCAGTTCAACAACAAATACGTTTAATATTGCTAAAACTTTCGTGGCAAATGATGCGACAGGGACATATACGGCTGGGACTCCGTTTGAGTTTGAAATGGTTATGGCTTTTGTTGACGCAAAAAAGCCGGGCGTTCTTAAAATGTTTCGTGGGGTTGATACGGTAACAACAGGAACAGGAAGATTGTCGTTTAAATATATAGATGGCTCTACAGACTCGACTTTTACAACAGATGAAATTTCGATTTCGGGAGACACAAGACCTGACGTTATGATTCCAGTTGAGTTGACAGGAGTAAGTGTTGCGCCTGTCTTTAAGCATAGCGCAAATGAGACATTTCAGCTAGATGCTATCAGTTTATATTATGAAAATTTAGCTCCGCTTTAATGTGGATAATTTACCAGTATATCCAATGTCGGTTACAGATTGTGTTTATGTCTGTCAAAGAATGAGAGAGGATGATTTAAACGAGTTTAAAGCAACTCAAAAAGCGCAAAGTAAAGAAGAAATTGTCAAGCAACTGCTGGCGCAAAACGGAGAACATTACTCCATTTACAATCGAAGTGGTGTTCCTGTATTAGTAGGCGGAACATTTTATGAAAATCCGGGCGTTGCAACAATTTGGTTAATAGCTACAAACGAAATTAAAAATAGAGATTGGTGGGTTACAACAAAATTTATAAACGGTTTAATGGACTTAATGTTTGACAATAATATTTGTCATAGAATTCAAGCAAGTTCTATAGGTTGGAGATCAGTTGCTCAAAAGTGGTTGCAATTTGATTTAGGTCTTGAATACGAAGGCAAGTTAAAAGGTTTTTGTATTAACGGATATGATTTACTCATGTATGGAAAGGTAAAGTAACTATGGGCGGAAAAGGCGGGGGTGGAGGAGACGGTGGAGCGGCGGCGGCCGCGGCAGAAGAAAAAGCAAGAAAAGAAAGAATAGAATCCAACATAAGAGCGATAAAAGGACAGTTTTTTCAAAGAGCAGACCCAACATCTGTCCCCGGACAAGAAATGGGCAAAGTACAAATAGGTTTAGACTATTTACCCGGACAAGAGAATTGGGATCAGAGCGTCCGTCAGGTTCCTGTTTATGGAACAGGCGTAATTAATCAAGATGAAATTGATAGAATTAATGCTCAAAATGAAGCAAGAGGATTTACAGATCAGCCAACTCAATCACGACTAAATGCGTTTCAAGATATAGAGCAAAGAGTTAGAGATAGATTCTTGCCTGATTTCGAGCAAGATATAGGTGATGCTAAAAGAGAATTAAAATTTGCCTTATCTAGAAGAAGTTTGGGTGGTAGTACAGCCCAACTTGACGCAGAAGAAAGATTGAGAGACAGAATTGGTCATGGTAGGAGAGGAATAGATCAACGTGTTGCTCAAGCAAGATCAGAGAAAGAAGCTCTTGATCAAAACTTGTTGAATAACTTGATTGGTCAAGCGCAATCGGATGTAAGTCGATCATCTTTGATGGGTGGTTTAGGTTCATCCTTTTTGGCAAACGCTAATAGAGCGGTTACTGGCGCAAATCAACAAGCTATGGGAAATATATTTCAAGATGTTGGAAGTTTATTTAAAGAAATCAATGATCAGAGAGCAGTACAACAGGGTTTAACAAACGCCGCAATTTTCGCAAGTCAAATGAGACAAAACCCAACAAATCTATTCTCATCTCAAAAAGGAACATCTGGTAGTATAACGGATATATAGGAGAAAACTATGTGGGGTACAGTCGCATCTATTGCCGCAACATTAATTGGAAGTGAGCTAACTCGACGGGCGCAACAAGAAGCTATTAGAAAGAAAAAAAGGGCTGTCGAAGAAGGCTTTAGAAGAAGAACTAAAAAAGCCAATGAAAGACTCTCTCCTCTTTTTAAACAAGTAGCGGAAGATGTTGCGCCAGAAAAAGAAAAAGAGCTACTTTCTGCTGAGGATTTAAAAAATATAAGAACAATCAACAAGACTCGAAACGTAATGGATCGAGATGTTGAAAAAGGATTGCAGATGGGTGGGAAGCAATCTGGCAAGTTTCAAAATCTACAAGCAGATAGACTTAGCAAATCAAGATTAAAACAAAATTTAAGAGATATTGCTTTTTCAAGATTTTTGTCTCCCAGTAGAGTCGGGCAAATAAGAGGACAAGCCCCAGTTGATCTTGGGTTTGCTAGAAATCGCTTAGCCGATGAATTAGTTGCTGATAGAAATATAAACGATATGCGAGTATCAGCTATTCAGCCAGACGGAACTATGATGGCTTTAGGTGATCTTCTCAGAATTGGTGGAACGGCTTATGGTTTATATAACCTCGGCTCTAGTTTAGGTTCTACAGCGGCGGCGAATCCATATACTGAAATATGGGGCCCATCTTTTGGCTCAACAGCAGAAGCGGCGGCCGCAGGTAGTGCAGGAACAGTAGCGCAACCGTGGTATTCCAAAGCATGGGATGATATAGGAAACTTTTTTAGTTCTAACATAGATAATCCGACAACAGCTCCAAGCAGAGTAAGCAGTATTTTTAATCCTAATTCGTTTGGTGGCGGAGCAAGCAGGGGGATAGCTCCAAGCAACGCAATTAATCGTTTTCAATCATCAAATATTCCATCTACTGCTTGGGGATTTGGTTCAAGTCGAGATAGATTCGGGGATGTATCAGCCGGGAATTGGTGGGGAGGTAGAGGATAAATGAGTAACACTAATAGATATGCTACAGGATGGGGTTCTGGTCTAAATACCTTAGCTAACGCTTTTACAAATACGGCAAATCGTCAATTATTAGGAGTGAGAGCCGAGAGACTTGGGGCTTCAACTTTAGCCAGTCAGTTGCTTTCTGCACAAAGAGATTTCGACTTAAAAAGAGATCAAGCAGATGAAGAAAGATTTAGAGAGATGTATAAGACTTTGCCGGATGATCTTCAAAAAGCATATTCATTAGATAGAGCGAATCCGCAGAATTATGGAAAGTCATTATACGAAACAGGATTAGGGGAAAGATTCCAACAAAATCTAGAAAAATTTCCAATACAAGATTTAAGCCAAGAGGATTTATTAAACACGCCCGCTGGGAATATGGGATTAGCGTTGGGGGCTAAGAACCCTTCTTTAGTAACTGACGCTTTAGGTGATACCGATTCTTTGGCTCGAACAAGAAAGGCATTTGGTAATCTTGAAGGTAAACCGCTTTCTGATATTGGAAGCGCAAACATTACAGATTTGATTGGGGCTAATGCAAAAGGTGGATTAGGTACTCTAGCTCAGGTCGATCCTAAAAACTTATTAACTAAGGAAAAAACATCTACAGCACAGAAGCAGGGGAATTTATACGATAAAAAAATAAAATACGTTGGGGCAAAAACAAAATGGGGCAATAGAGAGAGTAAGAAAAACATAGAACTGCTGGATCGAAGGATGCGTAATTTGGGTGCCAAAACCGCAGAAATTAGACAAAACATGGAATTGGATGCACCTATTAAAAAGGCACAACTAGCAAAAATCGAAATTCAAAAAGACATATTAAATATCGAAAAAGATATTCTTGAAAAGACAAAAGATTCAGAAATAAAATTTCACAAAGCAAAAGCCGATCTTGAGCAAATAAAAAGCGCAATCGCAGAAGATGAAAAAGACTCCGACTATCTTAAAGGAACAATAAAATACAATGATGATGGGACCTTTACAGCACTATCCCGATCAAGCGGGAAAGCAGTACAAATTGATTTTGCTAAAGGTCATTCTGCCAAACCTCAAGACTATAAAATGATTCAAGTGTTTGATAATGAGGGTAATGTTTCTCATAACATGATTATATCCCCATCCTCAGCTATGCAGACTAGAGCCAAGTTAATGAGAATGTCAAAAGCCCCAACTAGAAAAATGAATGTTGGGCGAAGCGAAGCACAGCAAAATGCGGATGCTTATGGCGGTCTTATTGTTGGGGTGAGTAAGAAAAAACAACTTAGCGAATCTCAAAAACTAGAAGCAAGAGAAAGAATACTCAAGACGAATACTATACATAAAATAATTGATGATTCGCAAAAACTAATTAGCTCTTATGGCACAGAGGTAATTGGTGCTATGGGTAAATTAAAAGGACTTGAAGAATTCTTTGAAGAATTTAACAACGTAGCAACTATTGAAGGTAAAAACGGAAATATGGTTTTAGTTGATGCTGAAACCTTTGAGCCTATAAATAGCCCCGCCACAAGATTTGCTTTTAATGTCGCTATGCTGAGATCGCAAGCACGACAAATGCTTATTGGTGAAAAACGTATTTCTGATTCAGAGCAAAAACTTGTTAATGAAATCGTAGATGGTCAACAACTAATGAAAACTACGACTCAAGTTACTTTAGCTCTATCTCAAATTGATGAAATCAACGAAAACTTTAGAAAGACACTTACTAATGCAATAGGTGAGGAATATATCCCAAATAAAGTAAGGAAGGTTGAATTCGCTACTAATGAAAATCCTTTATCTGGTTTAGGTAATGTCGAGCAAGATTATCTTGATCGAAAGGATTTTCCTCATGAGGAAATAATTCGACCAGAAATTATACAGATGCTTGCAGATTTAGAGGATGTGTCAAAGGACATAAAAATAAACAAAAGAACAGGCGCATATTTTATTTTTGATAGTCAGGGGCGTAAGCAATATGTAAAGCACCCTGATAATGGAAAAGTTATGAGGGTATTAAAGTAATGGGTAAATTCTCTTTAGCATACGAAGATGAGTTCGAGAATTTTGACGAACCCGTTGATAGCGCAACGACAGTTCAAGATGTAGATACTGGGGCTCCGTCTGTTTCTTCGCCTATTTTAGATAATCAATCGTCAGAACAACTAGATTTGACTCCTCAACAATCAAAAACATTTACTTTGTTCTCACCAGAGGATTCTAAGGAAATAGACGCTCAGGGTATAGACATGTCTGATCTTAGGAATGTCACAATCGACACAGTAAGGGGATTTAAAGATTTATTCGGACAGACATTAGATGATCTTTCTATTTACTCAAAAACCGATAGAACTGGGTTAGGTAGTCATAAATCATGGACATGGAAAGTCCTTAAAGATAGAGCAAAACTTTCTTTAACAGATTCCCCGCAAGAAAGAGATGATAGTCTTAATCTTATATATGGTGAGGATGGTTGGAAGAAAACTCAAATGGGTGTTGTGATAAATCCTGATGGCTTATTTAAAGCGGGGTATATAAATGAGCGAGAAAGAGATTGGAGATCAAATAGCAAGCAACCATACGTCACTCTAGATGGAAACAATATAAATATGGCTGATTTTGCAGACATGGTTGGACATGCGCCAGAACTTACAACTGCTGTTGTTGCTGGAGTTGCAACACAGGGAATGAGTCTGCCTTTCAGTATTGCGACAGTAGCTGGATCAACGGGATTTGTTAAATTTGCACAAGAAGAACTGGAAGCTCTAAAGGAATTTGAGACTTTTTTTGGTACAAAAAACATAGATTCTACTATCTCAGAGGAAGGGGTAGATGCAGATACCGTCAAAATGGGTAAAACGGCTGCGAAATATGCGGCCGCTGGAGAAGTAGGTGGTAGAGCAATAGGATGGGCTGGAAGAAAAGTTTTAACTGGTCGTAATACTCAACGTGCTTCTGCTGTTGAGGAATCTGGTGGTTGGCCTACTATCACATGGGAGAAATTAAAAGATGATCCTATGGGTGTTGTTTCTGAGTTAAAGAGAGTTGCAGTAGCTTTAGTAAAAGGAAAGCGTGGGGAAGTAACAAGTATCGTTGATCCAGCAAAATTAGAATTGACTAAAGATGCAGAGAAGATGGGAGTAACTTTGCCTTTGTCTGAGGCTGTGGGCCCAAGATCAAATCCTCTTACGCAAAGAGCGGAGGCTTTAGCTGAAAATGTTCACAAGAATATTCGAGCGAAACGACAAACAAAAAATGTAGAAGCTATCGAAAAGAAAAGACAAGAATTTATAGATGCAGAGGGAGGACAAACAGGCAAAGAAGCCGATACTCTGATGGCAGAAAGCGTGGAGGGTTCGTTAAAGGAATCAGAGAAAAATATAGCTAGATTAGAAGAACAAGCTACAGAAAAGTTAGAGACTAAAGTTGCGAGTAAGACAGATAAACCATTAGAAGATTATGGATCAAAGATACAGAGCAAGTTAAAAGGAGAAGCTGAAAAGGTCAATAGACAAAATCGAATTAATTACGCAAAGATTGATAAATTACTCCCAAAAGGGAAAGACGGGTTACCTAAAAGACAAGTAGGTACTGCATCTATTAGAGATGCTTTAAATAAATATCTAAATGAAACTTTTCAAGTCAAGACAACTAAAATTGGGCAAAAGACTTATACCGAGTTTGTTGGTATGCCAAAGGAAGTTAAAAATTTACTTGATGATGTAATGAAAGCAGATAATTTACAGAGCTTTCAATCGGTTCATGCTTCAAGAACAAGATTCAGAAATCTAGCTTATGATCCTCAATTTCTTAAAACAGTTGATGATAGATTTTTCAGAATCATAGAAAAAGCCCATGATGATGCTTTAAGAAACGCTAAGTTAGGCAATAACCCGAAGGCTTATGAAGCGTTAAGTTTGGCTGATCAATATTATAAAAATACTCGCCCCGCTCTTGATAATAAATTTATCAGAAACTTGTTGAAAGATGCGAGACAGGGTGGTGTTGAGCCTTCTCAGGTTATAGGAAAAATAGAAAACGCATCTATTGAAGATGTAAGAAAACTATTTGGTGATACTAAGACAGTAGGTTTGTTGGATAAAGTTGGGCAAAAAGAGGTTAGAGATGGGATCGTTAAGAATTGGCTAGATAAAGCGGGAGCTATAAGCGGGGTAAAAGAAATTAACGGTGGTTTGCTTTTAAGGCAAATGGAGAAACTAGAAAAAACAGGTGCTTTTAATACTATCTTTAAACAACAACACAAACAAGTCAAAGCACTTTTAGAACAAATTGATGCTTTAAATGCTCCTATTAATATGAAGGGAGTGAAGCTAGATAAGCTAGACGAGACAAAATTCAAGACCCTACTCCAAGATTCGATAAAAGCGACAGAAGCAAGAGATAAAGTTATGAAGAAAACCTTCATCAAGAAACTAACTGATGGAGACAAGTCTGTTGTTAAGTATCTTTTTAGAAAAGACATGATGGGGCAGATAAGAAAAGCTAAGGCGCATTTTGGCGAAAACAGCAAAGAATGGGTCAAGTTCAAGCAAGAAGCTATGGAAGATTTGATGGGATCTATGATTAATCATACAGAAAATGTAGGGCATATCGTTTTTAAAGGCGAACCTTTGCTGAATAAGCTCATAGGAAGTGGCTCTATGGAAAAAGAAATAATAGAGATTTATGGGAAGCAAAGACATAAAGAGTTAGTTAGATTTGCTCAAGTAGCAACAGCGGCCACTAGAGAAACAACAATGTCGTCTGGTTTAATTGCTGGAATGCTCGCTTTACATCCATTTAAGAATTTATCTCGCATTGTTGGATTACACGCTTTAGCTAAGTTTATGAATTCTCCTACAGGAATAAGATACATGACCGAAGGAATCAAGCGTGGGAAATTTGCAAATATGACAGGTCATTTACTTGCAAGAATCACAGGGCAGACCATAGCACCTCAAGTAGATGAAGTCAGAAAGAGCGTAGGTAGAGGTGTAGATGCAACACTAGATTTCACAATCAGCGCGGGAAAAGCTATAGGTAGAGAAACAAAAAAATTAGTAAAAAATCGAACTAGATAGATAAGGAAGAACTATGCCAAATCCACCAGCATATAATCAAACAACTGATTTTAGCACAGACGAATCAAACAACGTATCTGGAAGATCAACAGTCAGAACTACTAATCTGGATACTGAATTCGTCAACATAGAAGCAACACTCGATCAAATAGTTGCGAATCTAGCTTTATCCCAAGCCTCTGATGGTAGCCCAAAAGATGATTGGGTTGATCTTCCAGCTTTAGCAGATGATATAATAAATTACATCACCACCAATGGCAACGGCTGGTACGGTGCGGATACGGGGGCTGTTAATGCCATGGTAGTCACTTTAGACCCTGCTCCTTCATCTTTGACAAACGGAATGTTCGTTGTTAGTGATATTAAACTCACTAATACATCAACCGCAGTAACGCTGAACGTCAATGGATTAGGGGCAAAAGCCGTAGTCTTGGATGGGGCTGGAACACTACCATCAATCGGTCTATTGACAATCGGAACTTTTTACGGCTTTCAATACGACTCAAGTGCAGATAAATTCCAGACCGTATTCAGCGGTGACTCGTTAACGCATAGTGCGTCTGCTAGTGCTTCTGCAACAGCGGCGGCGAGTTCGGCTACCGCTTCGGCAAGTTCAGCGACAGCAAGTGCGGCCAGCTTGGATGATTTCACGGATATTTTTCTTGGTTCAAAAGCGAGTGACCCAACGCTTGATAATGATGGAGATGCTTTAACTGATGGTGCTTTGTACTGGAATACCACCAATAATGTGATGATGGTCTATGATTTAGGTGGTACTGCATGGCAGAGAACCACTCCTACTTCTTCGGAACAGACAAATATAAATACCGTTAGTGCTAAAGCCACTGAAATAGGTCGATTGGGTACAGTAGATGCGGTGGCTGACATGGCAATTCTCGGTACAACGGATGTAGTTGCAGACATGAATACTTTGGCAACAGCCGATATTGTTTCTGATATGAACACTTTGGCAACGTCTGATGTGGTTGCAGATATGAATACTCTTGGAACGGCAGATGTTGTTTCAGATATGAACACTCTGGCAACGGCGGACGTGGTGGCTGATATGAATACACTTGGTACTGCGGATGTAGTAGCAGATATGAATACACTTGGTACTGCGGATGTGGTTGCGGATATGAATACACTTGGTACTGCGGATGTGGTCAACGATATGAATGTATTGGGCACAAGTGCAAACGTAACTGCCATGAACACGCTCGGCACAAGTGCAAACGTAACTGCCATGTCAAACTGTTCAGGTTCTATTGCCAACATAAACACTACCGCAACGAATATCGCTTCCGTCAACACTACGGCAACGAATATTTCTGATGTCAATAATTTTGCAAACGTCTATCGTATTGCATCTTCCGATCCAGTTTCAAGTCTGGATGAAGGAGATATGGTTTTTAATACTACCAGCAATAAGATGCGAGTTTATAACGGATCGGCTTGGCAAGATGTTTCGCCAACCTCAACGACAAATGTTTTTAATACGATTGCCGTAAGTGGACAAACAGATATAGAGGCTGATTCCACTACTGATACGCTGAATTTTGCGGGAGCGGGTGGGACAACAATAACAACCAATGCCGGAACTGATACAGTAACAATTTCATCAACCGCAGGAACTACGGCTGGGTTCGCAATAGCAATGGCAGTAGCCCTTTAAAGGAGTAAAAGATGGCACAAGATTTTGAAAGACATATAGATCGCAATACTGGAACAGGCGCAGTAACCGTCTTTACCAGCAATAGTGATGATGCGGTGGTGGGGATTAGATGTTGTAATGTCCATGCTACCAGTTCAATCAATGTAGATGTTTACATAGTCAATGGGGGCAATAACTACTACTTGGCAAAAGGAACTCCTGTTCCAGTCGGAGGAAGTTTGGAATTAATTGATGGTGGGTCTAAGATTATCATGCAAAATGGGGATGCACTAACAGTTAAATCTAGTCTTGGAACTAGCTTAGACACGGTAGTTTCACGCATTGATGCTATCAGTACATAGGAGTAAAAAATGGCTTACGTTGGAAATAAACCTTTAGCAAAATACGCTACGCTTACGAGACAAACTTTTAGTTCTCCTACAGGAACAAGTCATACGTTGTCTCAGACCGTCACCAATAGTGATGATCTTTTACTCTACATTAATAATGTAAAACAAAATCCTGCGGATTATACAGCCAGTGGTACGACCTTAACTACTGCTTCTTTAGCAGGGGGAACTGAGATGTACTGCCTGTATTACGGTAAGACTACAGAGACAGTTGCTCCTCCTGCAAGTTCAGTAGGCGATTCGCATATTGTTGATATGGCATCAAGTAAGCTGACAGGGGCTTTGCCAGCGTTAGATGGGTCAGCGTTGACTGGATTAGTCACTCCAAAAATGAAAATAGTTAGATCGACATATGCTTTTTCAGCACTAGCTTCAGCAAGTTCAGCAACACAGACAATTAGCGGTGTAGGGTTTGCTCCTGATGCGATATATGGGATGTGGGGTGTAGGGAACGACACCTTTAAGGGGCCGTGTTTCTTTTGGGCTATCAATTCATCCAGCAGTTTGGCACAAAGTGGCACAATAGATGTCGCTAACTTCCATCACAACGAAAAGATGACAGCAGACTCTTGGAGGGCTATTAATAATGCTTTAAGATGGGCTGATGGGGGGAGTGATTATATTGGAGCAACAATAACCACTTGGGGGTCAGACGGTATAACTATTACTTATACCAAAACAGGATCACCAACAACCTCTCAAACTATGAATATGGAAACAGCCTACTTTAAATTAACTTAAGAGACACAATATGAAAACACGGTATTCAAAAGTTAAATCTACAGGCCATTTGCTAGAATCTCAAAGCGGTGGTGACGAAAGTAACCCTCAACATTTGCAGGATTTAATTGACAATGCAGTTAGCTCTGGTCATAGCAAAGAAGATATAGAGGTAGGTTATAAGGATGATGCAGTAGTAAACGGATGGCTTCAAGAACAAGAAGAAGCAAGAAAAACCTATGCAGACAAACGCAAGTCAGAATACCCATCACTCACAGAATGTGTCCACGCAATATTAGACAATGAACTAGATGCTCTACAGATTAAACGACAAGCGGTAAAGAAAAAATATCCGAAGGAGAATAACTAATGCCATCACTATCTAAAGTAGGATCAGAAATGTTGGACGGTGCGTTACCAGCGTTGGATGCGAGTAGCCTAACAAGTATTCCTGCGGCTAATATTACAGGAACTCTCCCTGCCTTAAATGCGAGTAGTTTGACCAACCTAGATGCCAGAGATTTAGAAAATGCTTTACCAGCTATATCAGGTGCGAGTCTTACTAGCTTACCATCTAGTGCTATGACTTCTCACGTTAGGGCTTATTCTGGTTCTGGAGAAAATTCTTCCATCACTACCAATACAATGACTACCGTAGAATGGTCTGCTGATACTTTTGACCCTGACGGTGATTTTAATAACACAACAGATAGATATATTGCACCTGCAAATGGTTATTACTTAGCCACAGCTACGATACTTTATAGTGGTTTAAACGATGGTGTTCATAATGCGATACATTTTACGATAAATGGTTCTATAAAATCATCTTCCACCAATTCAATTTCTATAAGTCCATATAATTCTGTTTCACTTACTGATATTTATTATATGACTGCAAGCCAGTATCTTCAAGTCAAAACTTGGCACGAACAGAGTTCTAATGCAGGATTTGATGCTGATGGGTGGGGAGGTGTAGGTCCATTTGGTTCAGGTAATTTCTTTTCAATAACGAGGTTGGCGTAATGAAATATATTAGAAGAATATCAACTGGTAAAATTTTTTATAGAGAACACCCTCATACAGACAAAACTTTAGAAAATGCAAGTGCTGGCAGGACTCCTATTGAGGATTTAGAAGTTGTAGATGAACCTGATTGGACAGAAGAAAGATATACGAATGAGATTAATGCACAAAAGCCCTATGATGAGCGAAGAAGAAACAGCTATCCACCAATAGGCGATCAACTAGATGCTCTATGGAAAGGTGGCGATGATGCTGATGAAATGAAGGCTATAGTTAATAAAGTAAAAACGGATAACCCAAAGGAGTAACGAATGGCTTACATTGGCAACAGTCCAGAGAATGACGGCCCTTATGTTGGAAGTGGGGATGAGTATATTAGAACTAACTCGAATGAGATTAACCAGAATGTAACTATACCGCTAAATATGAACGGCAGTTCAGTCGGCCCAATTACGGTGAGCGACACCTATACCATTACGATTAATGGCGTTTGGACTATAATATAGAGAGGAAATAAATCGTGGTTTCAACCGTTAAAGTAGACACAATAGATACTCCGAGTGGTGCA